TCTGACGTAAACCACAATGAGAAAGTCATTACAATTAATGACCTTCTATTATCTTCAGTATTCTTATCGAATATCGAAGAAGCAAAAAACCACTGGGATGTAAGAAGTGCATACTCATCTGAAATCGGTAGAGCATTAGCTTTCCAAAAAGATAAGCACATATTACAAACTATTGGTCAAGCTGCACAAGCTTCTGCAAACGTATCTGACACTGGATATGGTGCAGGAACTGTATTAACAAATACTTCAATTGCATCTGCAACAGCTTCAACTGCTGCTGACGCTATGATTGAAGAGTTGTTCAACGCAGCTAAAGCATTAGACGCTAACTACGTTCCAAAAGAAGGTAGAAAAGCGTTCATTAGACTAGAAGAATACTACAAACTAGCTAATGCGACTAACGCAGTTAACGTTGACTTTAGTGGTCAGGGTTCAATCGCAGAAGGCAAAGTAATGAAAGTTGCTGGTATTGAATTAATACCAACTGCTCACTTTGTAGCTTCCGATTTCTCTGCATCTACTGATGTAAACGGTGGTTCTGCTACAGCTGGTGGTTCTAACCCACAACAAGTGAACTTAGCAAACTATGTTTGTTTAGTGTCTCACCCAAGTGCGGTAGGAACTGTTAAATTAATGGACTTGGCAGTTGAGTCAGAATATGACATCAGAAGACAAGGAACATTAATGGTAGCTAAATACGCTATGGGACATGGTGTCCTAAGGCCTGAGGCTGCTGTAGGAATTAAAGAAGCGTAATTGTTTCTTTAACCAAATTGATGAGGGGATGGGAAACTGTCCCCTTGTCTTTATCTAAAATATTATTAGGAGATTATGAGCACAAGAATTACACCAACGACTGAATTACAGGCGATAAACATTATGTTGTCAACTATTGGTGAAGCTCCAGTTAACTCAATAACAGGAACTACAACAGTTGACGTATCTGTCGCTAAAAATATTTTAGATGAAACTTCAATGTCTATTCAATCACAAGGATGGCATTTCAATACCCACTATAAATACACTTCATTATCTTTAGACCAAGATAACAAAGTACCCCTTCCCGTAAACTGTGTTAAAGCTGACGCTAGTGCAGATTATAGATATTTAAATTACACAATCAGAAATGGTTATTTATATGATTTAGATAGACATACAGATGTATTTACTTCTGCTCCAGCTGAAGTTGATTTAGTTTTAGTACAACAATTTGAACAATTACCAGAATATGCAAGACAATACATTGCACTAAAAGCAGCTAGAAGATTTGCTGCTAGATACATTGGTGATAAAGCTATTATTGATTTAATTGCTGCTGATGAAAACGAAGCATTAATGTCTTTCCATCAAGCAGATAGCCAAGAAGCAGATGTTAATATGCTTAATGGTGACTCAAATACTTTCTCAATTATAAATAGACCAACTAGAAGGACTTACTAATGGGTGGAGTTGTTTCACAGAGTATTCCTAATTTTCTAAATGGTATATCTCAGCAAACTCCAACACAAAGAGGTGTTAACCAAGCTGAAGACCAGATAAACTTTCAGAATAATATTGTTGATGGTTTATCTAAAAGACCCTCTTTAGAATACATAGCAACATTAGATGCTAGTAATGTGTTTCCAAACACAACTAAATTTTGGTCTATACAAAGAGATGAAAACAATCAATACATTGTTGCTTTTTATAATGGCGGTGTTAAAGTTTATGATTTATTAGGTAATGAAAAAACTGTAACTGTTTCAAGTGGTGCAAGTTATCTTACATCTACAAATCCAAGAAGAGATTTTAAATTAGTTAATATTGCAGATTACACTTTTATTGCAAACAAATCTAAAACAGTATTAGCAGACAGTACAACAAGTGCTGCTAAGAATGAAGAGTTTTATATTAATGTTGTTGTGACAAATTATGGTAGAGAATACACAGTAGAGTTAACACATCCTGACATGCAGTCTGCATTAGGTTATGGATTAAAAGCTGCATTACAAATGCCATCAGGTTCTAATGCAACACATGATAGTGCATTTAGAGATACAGCGCATGTTGCTGATATATTAATGTATGGTGAATCTAGTCAATATTTTGATAGTTCATCAGATGCAGATTTTAAAGTTGTTAGAACTGATACAGGCGCAACTTTAACTAAAACACAAGGTTTAGGTAGTTATTCTGGATTTACTACATACTTTGATTTCACTTTATATAACTCAGTTATTTATGGTGAACCAAAAGATAATGACCCTGATTACACTGTTACAACAGGTGATGGTTCTGGTAATAGTGGTATGTATTCTATTAGAGATGAAATATCAGACTTTACTAAATTGCCTTATCATGGTAAAATTGGAACTAAAATAAAAGTTACTGGTGATGAAGGTGATACATTGTCTGATTATTGGGTAGAGTTTGAAACTGATGGTGTATGGAAAGAAACTATAGCGCCAGCTACAAGTGTAGGATTAGATAATTCTACAATGCCACATGCATTGATTAATAACAATGATGGGACATTTACATTTCAAGAAATAGATTGGAGTGATAGAACTTGTGGTGATGCTGATAGTAATGCTGACCCAAGTTTTGTAAACAAAAACATTCAAAACTTAACTTTCTATAAAAATAGATTAGGTGTGTTGTCAGGAGAAAATTTAATCTTTACAGAAAATGCTAGTTTCTTTAACTTCTTTTCTAGTACAGTTACACAAGTTTTAGATACAGACCCAATTGATATTTCTGCGTCTGGTACACAAGTTAATACATTAAAAAACTCTGTGTCATTTAATGAGTCTTTACTTTTATTTTCTGATACAGCACAATATAAATTAAATAGTACAGGAGAAGCAGTTACACCAACCACAGCCATACTTAATGAAGTATCAAGTTTTGAACATGATGATGCTGTGAGGCCTGTGTCTGCTGGTAAGTTTGCTTATTTTGCACAATCAAGAAATAACAACACAGCTATTAGAGAATACTTTGCTGATGATGATACATTAACAAATGATGGGTTAGATATAACTGTATCTGTTTCTAATTTAATACCAACAAATGTATATCAACTTATTAGTAATACTACAGAAGATACACTGATTGCTTTAGCTTCAGACACTGATGATACACAAACAGCACCGTATGCAGCAGGTAGTGCAGTAAGTCCTACTTATGCTAACACAATGTATATTTATAAATACTTCTTTGATAGAGGTGAAAAAGTACAAACAGCATGGTCTAAATGGACATTTGATGGTGTTAAGATTTTAGGTGCAATGAGTGTAGATAGTTTTATTTATTTATTAACTGCTGAAGGTACTGACACAAAATTATTTAAATTAGATTTAAGAAATTTAAAAGACCAAACAATAGGCTTTGGTGTTTACTTAGATTTTAAAAAACAAGTTACTGGTACTTATGATAGTGGAACTAATTTAACAACACTAACATCCCCGTATGGTGTTAAAGCAGGTTTAATTGCTATTGATGCAACGAATGGTAATAACTATTCATTAACAAACACAACAGGTTCAACTTACACATTAGAAGGTGACCACACTGATGTTTACATTGGTGTACCTTTTACATCCACATATAGACTATCAACACAATATATCAGAGAAAGCTCTGGTAGAGGTTTAGTGTCTATTACTTCTGGTAGATACCAGATTAGAAACATAAGATTTAATTTTGAAAACTCAGGTTTCTTTCAAGTAGAAGTTACACCTACAGGAAGAAGCAAAAGTACAACAATTATGAACGGTTATATTATAGGTACTGCAACAAGTAAAGTAGGCGTACCTGCAATAAGCTCAGGTAGCCTTTTGGTACCCGTTATAGCTAGAAACACAGACTTTGTCTTAGATATTAAGAGTAGTTCACATCTACCTGTATATATTGCAAGTGCTGAAGTTGAAGGTTATTATCACACACGTTCAAGAAGGATTTAATATGAAAGAAGCTTTTGTAAGAAAAGCAAAATTAAAAGATGCTATTGAGTTAGCACCTAAGTTAAGAAAGATAGATAGAGAAGAAATAAAAGCAGCAAGCAATATTTCTTGTCTTGAAGCTTTGGTTACACCATTTACATTTGATAATGCAAAGACATATTCTGTAGTTAAAACTGAAACAGATGAAGTCTTGGGTATGTTTGGTTCAGCACCTGCTGCTGACCCTGAATACGGTGTGGCATGGTTATTGTCTTGTGAAGATTTATATAAACATACTAAAGAGTTTGTAAAACAATCACCTCATTGGATAAATGAGATGGGACAAGGTTATACTTATTTATATAACTTTGTAGATAAACGAAATTGGAAATCACTTAAGTGGTTACAATATTTAGGGTTTGAACCCAAAGAACAAATAGATAATTATGGTTTTGGAAACACACCATTTTTATTAATGATAAAGGAGATAAACAAATAAATATGTGTTCAGTACAAGCTGCCGTTGCTGGTTTAAAAATAGGTTCGGCAATATATGCTCATCAATCTAAAAGAGCTATAGCTAAAGGTCAAATGAAAGCTAATGAACAAACTCGTAGAAATTCTGACCAAGCCTATCTTAATGATATATCTAAAATAGATAATGAAGCAGTATCAGCTAGTAGAGAAAAAGCAGCAGCTAAATTTGAATTAAAACAAAAACGAAATAAAGAATTAGCAAAGTCATTAAATTTAAATGCAGGTAATGCTGATAAAATAATACAAGACATAACAGGAGATTATGATGATAATTTCTTAGATGTTGCAAGAGATTATGAAACTGATATTATTAAATTAGATAGGCAAACAACAGAAGCTTATGCAGCACAGCAAAGAAGATACAATAGTATTAAACCTGTATCTATGCCAAGTGACACTGGTTTATTCTTAGAAGTTGCAGCAATTGGTGCTGAAGGTTATCAAAAACATACAGACGCACAGAAACCAACGGTATAAAATATATGGCATATAAATCAAGAGTAAGTAATAAATACATGGGAGCGACATTTGCTGGACAAGTAAATGCAGCTTCTGACTCTGAAGCTATGGATTTAGCTAGAACATTACAAAGAACTGTTAATCCTGCTTTAGAAAGAATATATGATAGAAATGTTGAGAAACAAAAAGATGAAGCCAAAACAAAAATAAATCAATTATTTTTAGAAGGTAAAAAGTCTGACCAAATTCAAGCTGAAATATTAGAAGGAAAACATCCAGAACTATCTGGTAAATACGTAGAAAAAACTGTGTCTTATCACACAGGAAGACATGAAGCTGTTGACGCTATTACTAAAATAGAATCTAACAAAGATAAATACGACCATAGAGAAACTAACTTACCAGCTTTTTATAAAGAATATTTACCAAGTTTTGCAGATAGAGACGGTTCTTACACACTTGGTTTTGCTGCTGTATTTAACCAGTACAAAGCAAATGAGGCGATTAAGGATGCAGAAGTAAGAGCTAAATATGCTAAAGAAGAAAAACTAAATCAAGGAGCTAAAATTATATCAGCTGTTCCTGTAGAAGAAGTTTGGAATACTATTAATTCTTTAAATGTTCCTGTACCACCAGAAGAAGGTGATTCAAAACCAAGAGAATTTTATTCTAAAGAAGAGTTAAATAGTGTTGCTATTAAACATGCAAATAATTTATTAGACATGGCTACTACACCAGAAGAAATTGATAGAGCATTAAAAGTATTAACGGCAGATAGAGGATTAGGAAAAGATGGTACTAAATTAGGTTCATTAGTTAGCACTAAAAGAAGTGATATTGCTGATTTAGTTGGTAAATTAAATAGAAGAAGAACTACTTTAGTTACAAATAATAGAATTGAAAATGAATATAAAGAAACAAAACAAAAACAAGATTTAGTTAAAAAGTTATTTGAAAAAAATACTGATGGTTCTGAAAAATCTTTTCAAGAAAAACAAAAGTTTTTAGAAGATGCAAAAACATTTGGTGATATTTCTTTTTACAACTCTATTAACAATATTATTACAAGTGATATATCACAAGTAAACAATGACCCTAATCAATTAGGTGATTTTATGACTTCTATTTTAGAAGGTACTTATGATGATTTTACAGACATGGTAAAAGACTTTGATAAAAATAAATTTTCACAAGACCAATTATCTAAAGCTATAACTTATTGGAACACTTGGAAAAACAATTATGATAAAGGTGTTAAACCAATCTGGCAAACTAATGATACTTACACAAACTCAACAGCATATATTTTAGATGCTGTAGCTGAACCTTTTAGAGATAAACTTGGTAATATAATGAAAGGTGGTGAGTTTGCACAGTATAGAGCTAGAAATTATATTATACAAACTATTGAAGAAGAAGAAATTAGTTTCTACAATAAAAACAATAGAAAACCAACTGAATTAGAAAGACAACAAATTATAACTAAAATAGGTGATTACGTTATAAAACAATTTACAACAAGAAATAAAAATGTTGAATTACAGACATTTACAGAACAAGAAGCTGCTGCTTTTAAAGCAGACCAAGAAAGAAAAGATAAAGAATTAAAATATCAACAATCAGGTATTGATGTTCCTCTTTTAAATTTACAAACAACACTACAAAATAAAACTAATGTTCCAAAACTTCCTAAAATGGAAACATCTTGGTTTAAATTAGATAGTACAGACCGAAAAAATTATATTGAAAAAACTGTTATTCCAACTGTTCAACAATTTTTAACACAATCTTTTGGTGTACAATTAACACCAGAAATGTGGGATTCATTAACAGATGAAGATGCACAAAACATGTATGGAAACGTTGCTCAAGCATTTGGTATTGACCCTAACATTGTTCAAATTGCAATTGGAAATATACTTAGAGGACAACAATAATAATGGCTGAAATACCTACACTTACCTTAAACAACTTAACATTTGATAATAAAAAACCTATAGATGATATAGAGATTTTTGGTGTTAACGTATCTGAAGTACAACGTACAAAACTTAAAAAAGCACAAGATGCAGAAAAAGCTTTAGAAGAAATACAATCAGAAAAATTTTATAATACTTTAAAAAGTTATTATTCATACAGAGAAAACGATACATCTTTTAGTAATATGTCTCATGCAGATTTGTTACAGTATTTTTATGAAGACAGGTCATGGAGAAACAATAACACTATTTCTATGGGTTTAGATTTATTAGATGTAAGTGAAAATGATGAGCAAAGAAATAAAGAGTTTGCTTATATATCACAAACTTTTAATCAATTACCGTCATTTTGGTGGAATCAACCAGAAAGAAATTTCTCTGATTGGTTAATAGATAATGGTGGTGCTTTATTAGCTGACCCAGTAAACTTAGTTGGTTTTGGTATTGGTGGACAAGCTGGAAAACAAGCTTACAAACAAGCATTAAAAGAAGCTTTAAAAGGTAAAGTTGCTAGTGAAATTTCTAAAAAGACTTTAATGGAAGCGCAAAAAAGAGCTAACAAAGCTGCATTAGGTAAAGCTGTTAAAAAAGGAGCTTTAGTAGAAGGTGGTATTGGCGGTGTTGCTGCTTTAGGTCAAGATGCTATTTTACAAAACATAGCTATTAAAACAGGTGTTCAAGATGAATTTGATTTAAAACAATCTGCTATAGCAACTGGAGCTGGTTTTGGTTTTGGAACTGTTTTTGGAGCTGGATTTACGTATGGTGGTTTTAAACTAGGTTCAAGACAAATTAAAAATCAAGCTATTAAACAGTTGGATGATTTACACAAATATGGAAGAGATGAAATAACAGGTAAACAATTATTTACAGATTTAGCTGTACCAAAAAAAGAAACATTATTATATAAAAATTTAACTAAAGAACAAATTGATGAGATAGAAATTAGAAGTACAATTAAAGCTAAATCACCTGAAAAAGTAGCAGATGAAATGTTAGAAGCTTTAGGAAAACCTATCCGAACAGATAGCAAACCACCTAAAGAACCTTTTAACTTTACAAAATATGAACCAACAACTACAACAAGATATTTAAGATATTTAGCTAATGAAATTTTATCTGATATAGATTCAGGTAAAATGACATTTCAAGATATTCAAGTAGCTGCTGAAAGATTAGGAAAAGACCCTGAGGCATTAATTAAAAACTTTAAATCACGTTCTAAAGCTGATAGAGAATTAGCAGCTGAAATAGTAGCACATGCCGATTTAATGTTTAGAACTACAGATGATTACATTAAGCTAACTCAACAATATGTTGACCCTTCACTTACAGCCGCTGAAAAGCAAAAGCTTGCAAAAAGATTGGCTATTTATGAAGATTATTTAAATGATTTAATTATAAATCAAAAAACAGAACAACAAAACATTGCAAGAGCACAGGTTGCAGGTAGAATTACAAAAGATAAACAAAGAGCTACTGAATTAATTATTAGTCCAGAAGACCCTAAATGGAAAGAATTAAAGTTAAAAAATAAAGATGCTTATTATGAAGCAATTGCTAAATTAGAAGATAATAACCATGTTATCTTATCTTTACAAAACGCTAAAAAAGTTGATTCTTGGGATTTAGCAGCTGAATATGTAAACAATAACCTTTTGTCATCCCCAGATACACATATTTTAAATATTGTGTCAGGATTAACACAGACTCAATGGAAACCTTTTGTTATGTTGTTACGTTCTGCTAATTTATCTCTTAAAGATAAAAACAGAGCAGCAATTGTTGCTAGAGAAGCTTTTGAAACTTACGTATATCAATACACTTATTTAGCACATAGTATAAAAAGAATGTATAAAAGTTTTAGAGTAGGAAGACCATTGTTAGATTCTACTCAAATGAAATATGACAGCAATATTAGACAAGGTCAATTACAAAGATGGATTAATTCTACAGGTGAATTACTAACAAGTCCTTTAGGAAAAGCTGGTGCTCTTTTACAAAGAGGTGTTGTTAATCCAATTGCTTATGGAGTAACACTTCCAATGCGTGTATTATCTGCTGGAGATGAGTTTTTAAAAACTATGTTCTATAAAGCTAGAATGACTGCGCAAATAAATAGTTTAATTATAAAAAATCATCCTGAGATTTTAGGTGGTAATTTAAAATCTTTTGGTGATAGATTTAAAAATAGAGCTCAATATAAAAAACTATTTAAAGAATATGAATCTCAATACTTTGCTAAAAGTGGTGAAGCAATACCAACAGCAGATTTAAATATTAGAGGTTTATCAGAAGCAGATAAAACAACAATTAATGACCCGCTAGAATATGCTAGGGAAGGTACGTACACACAATCAGCTTATTCTGTAAATCCTGTAACAGGTAAAAAAGAAGGTGGAATCACTGGTTTAGTTTTAGGTTTAACGAATAAAGTTAAAGCGCTAAGAGTATTTGGATTACACTTTATTAATACACCATCAAATTTATTAAGATGGAATTTTCAACATTTACCATTGCTTGGTCGTTTTCAATTTCAAATGAGACACATGTTAGCTAAAGGTGCAGATGGTAAATATTTAAACCCAGAAGCGGCAGCAGAAGCAAACGCAAGAATACAAGCGGGATGGTTATTATGGAGTACAGCAATATTTATGGCTGTTAATGGTAAATTTACAGGTGGTGGTTCTACTAATTATTTAACTAATAGAGAAAGAGAAAATGTAACAGGTTGGCAACCTTACTCTTATAAAAAAGAAGATGGGACACATATTTCATTAAACAGACTTGACCCTATCTTTATGCCTTTCTTTATAGCAGCTGATGTTGTAGAGTCTGTAAATGATTTTTTCAGATATAACGAAGAAATGCCAGAAGACATTGAAAGACAATATACTGAATTAGCTATGGGTGTTGTCTCTTCTTTAACTAAGAATTTAACTTCTAAATTTTATACTAAAAATATTTTAGAAACAGCATCTTTCTTATTTGGTGATGATTTAATGAAATCAAGAAATCCTGAAAAATTAGGAGACTCTGTATTAGCAAGAGCTATTTATAAAGCTGTTCCTTTATCAGGTGGATTACGTTATTTAAGTAGAGTTCAACAAGATGAACAAAAAGAATTATACAATTTTAATGATAGAATGAAAGCTTTAAATCCATTTAAAAACGGTCAAGAAAGTGTTATGCCACAGCGTAACATGTTTGGAGAAGTTATTGATAGAAAAAATGGATGGTTATTTGGTTTAGGTGGTCAGACAGGTTTGTGGTCTTCACCTTTTGCTATGACTAAATTTAAAAATAATGAAACAGCAAAATTCTTTGAAAACAGAAAATTTTTATATAAAGCTCCACCAGCTAAAGATAGAAACACAGGTATTGATTTAAAAGAATTAAAACATCCAGTGACAGGTCAAACCGCATACGATATGTGGCGAGAAAAAGTTGGTCAAGTAAAATTAAATTATAAAGGTAAAGATGTTGTTTTAAAAGAATACATTGAAAATTTAATATCTGATAAAACTAGCGATTTATATAGAGTGTCTAGTCAATTATATATAGATTTAAATGGTTCAGTAGAAGATGTAAGACAACAGGTTATATTAAATATTGTACATGCGGCTGAAAGTGCTGCGTATGCTGAGATGTTTAAACAATTTCCAATTATACAAAAAACTATGGAAGACAGAGGTTTAAATATACAAAATATACAAGATAATTATTTAAAAACCTTTTTAAAAACACTGCAACAATAAAGTACCCCTTTTAGAAGAGATAAAACATAAATATGGCTAATTCATTTGTAAGATATACGGGTAACGGCACCACAGCCGCATACGCTATCCCTTTTTCTTACAGAAGTGCTGATGATTTATCAGCTACAGTTAATGGTGTAAATGTCACAGCTTACACTTTAGACGCTGCTGGTACTACATTAACATTTGATACAGCGCCTGCTGACCAATCAGCTATTGAAATCAGACGTACTACAAGTCAATCTACTAAATTAGTTGACTATGTATCAGGCTCAGTATTAACTGAGAATGATTTAGATACAGATTCTGACCAAGCATTTTATATGTCTCAAGAAGCTATTGACAAAGCGGGAGACGTTATTACACTTGATGGTGCTGACTTTCAATGGGATGTACAGAACAAAAGATTAAAAAATGTTGCGGCTCCAACGGCCGACACAGATGCTGTTAACAAAGCATTTATTTCAACAAATTTACCTAACATTACTACAGTAGCAGGTATTAGTAGTGATGTGACCACAGTAGCTGGTATTAGCTCTGATGTGTCAACGGTAGCAACGAATGACACAAATGTTACTACTGTTGCTGATAACATTAGTTCTGTTAACACTGTAGCAACAAACATATCTGACGTTATTAAAGTCGCTGATGACTTAAATGAAGCAATATCTGAAGTAGAGACTGTTGCCAACGACTTAAATGAAGCTACATCAGAAATTGAAACCGTTGCTAATAATATTGATAATGTTAATACAGTCGGAACTAACATTGCCAATGTTAACACAGTAGCTGGTAATGATACGAATATTACAACAGTTGCTGGTAATAATGCTAACATTTCTACAGTAGCAGGTATTTCAAGCAACGTAACAACCGTTGCAGGTATTAGTTCAGATGTAACTTCAGTTGCAGCTGATGCTACAGATATAGGTACAGTAGCTACTAATATAGCTAATGTAAATACTGTTGGTACAAATATTGCAAATGTAAATACAGTAGCAGGAAACAATGCTAACATTACAACGGTAGCAGGAGTAAACGCAGACGTTACGACTGTTGCAGGTATTTCTTCTGATGTAACTTCAGTTGCAAATAACAATGCTAACGTAACGACAGTCGCAGGTTCTATTAGTAATGTTAATTCAGTTGGTGGTTCAATATCTAATGTAAATACAGTTGCTTCTAATCTTTCAGATGTAAATAACTTTGCAGAAGTTTACAGAATATCAGCTTCTGCTCCAACAACAAGTTTA